CATTTAGATTCAAATAGTTCTGACATTTGATCTTTTTCCCCTTTAGTTTATATTATATTCCCGCCAACTTACGGAAACTTGTTAAATCAGCATCTTCTCTTGTTTCTCTGTCACCTTTTGCTTCAGAAATAACTTTCTTCTGTGTAGCAATTGGTTTATCAGACATCACATGAGGTAGATACTTGTCGAATGAAGTTTGTAAATTGTCAGTTTGCACCGACTCTAAAAGTTGATTCATAACTTCACTCTTTTGTTTGCCCAATGGTTTGAGCATCTCAGCCATCTTTTCCTTGCGTTCCATCAAGTCTGCTTGTCTTTTGGACTCAGCATTTTTCGACTCAATCACCGCATCTTTCTCTTTGACAGCTTTCTCAGCATCGGCTAGTTTTAGAGTTGTTTCATCAACAACTTTCATCAACTTGCTAGTTTCAGATTTCTCATTTAAGTAAGAGTTCTGATACTCGCTCGCAAACGCTTCGAATACTTTTTTACCAAAGTTGACTTCTCTAGCTGATGTAATATCATCTTTTAACGTGCTTAATTCTTCAGCAAGTTTTTTGTTTACAGCAACTTCTACAACTTTAGCAGATTTTGTAATGAAAGCCTCTTTCATCTTAGCCATTTGTGCTTTGGCTTCGGCTACTAGTTTGACTTTCGTTTCCACAACGCCTGTTTTGTCTTCATGGAACTCTTTAATTTCTTTTGCAAGAGCGTTTACTACAAACTCTTCCATTTTTTCAAAGTTCTGATGAACACCTTTACGGTCGCCATGTAGTTCTTTTAACTCTTCTGACAATTTAGTAAGAACGAATTCTTGTAATTTGGCAGAGTGAGCGCCTACGTTTTCTTTGTAAGCTATTTTTTCTTGTGCAAGTGCTTTTCTATCGTCTATAAATTTAGAGATTTCTTCGCTTAATTTTTCAGTCATCATTTTATCGATGGCTTCGATCATGTTTGTTTTGTCATGCTCGTATCTTTTAGCAAATTCTTCTCTTAATTCAGCACCCACTACTTCTTTATTTTCTTTAATCTTTGAATCCCAAGCTTCTTGGATGCTTTTTTGCACATCTTCTGATATTGCTCCTGATTCGACTAGTTTTGATATATCAAACATTATTTTAGTCCCTTTATTATACTTGTTAATGCCTCTTTGAGGTATTTTTGAGCTTTTACATCATTTCTAACTTCTGCCGCCAGTCCCTTCGCCATATTTCCACCTTTTGTGTTTAAAAGATGTTCATAAATTGGCGTAGGATAAGCTCCTGGTGCCGAAGGTTGGGCCACAACATCAACTGTTATGATTTCAAAGTCTGAAACTTCGCCGCTACCGTACTCTGATATGTTACCAGAGCCACGAGAGCTAACGCCTAGTTTCACACCTGATTCCAACATTGTTTTGACAAGTTGGCCCATCGGTGTCGGTAAAATTTTCATTTTACCATATCCATTTGGTCCTTCCATCCACATTTCTGTAAGCATGTGAGATACACGGTCCAAATTAATTTTTAAATCGTCTGGATGATCTACTTCACCTAATACACTATAACCTGAACTAATCTGATCATTAAGAGTTTTTACTGCTTTTCCTATTTCGTTAACAGGATAAACTCTTTCATTGGCATTCTTAATGCCTCCCTGAATACAAATCCCTTTCATATACAAATCTTTTCCTTCTGAGCCTTCGTGTAAGACTTGCATTCGGGCCTGATTCCAAGTTAGGTGTTCTTTAAGATAAAGTGACATCTAAATTCTCCTAAATTCTAGTTGGCTTATTTGCCACCAGCTACTGGAGATTTTGCAGACTTATCAGAACTGTCCTTAAGGTCAGCCTTTACTTCTTTTTTGTAAGAAGTTGACTTATCTTTTGCAGGACTGTTCTCAAAATTACCTTCTACTTTCTTAGCAGTTGGTGCCGGTCTTCCTTTGTCTTCTGCGCCTGATCCAGTTTTAATTGGATTAGCACCTGATTTAGCACCGCCTTTAACCGCTACTGGTGATTTTGCAGATTTATCTGATCCGTCAGCATTGTCAGCAGACTTTTGGATTTTGTATTCTTTTACAGTTTCCTTTTTGTCTTCTTTTTTATGCTTTGTTTCAAATCTAGATATATCTGGTTGAGTTTCTTGTGCTGGTATAACTGGTGCAATAGCTGTTTCTTCAGCTTCAGCTTCGTCATCACCATTTTGTCCAGACATCATTGCTTCAAATTCTGCTTTTAGTTCATCTAAAGCGTCTTCTAAATCAACAACTCTATCTTCTACAGAACCTTCTTCACCATTTTCACCGTTTTCAGCGTCAGCGTCCATATCTTGACCTAGTTCGTCAGCCGCCACATCACCTTCACCTTCTTCATCTGAAGAAATGTCTTTAATTAATTCGTCAGTAGCGTCGCCACCGATTTCTTCAATCGATTCTTCATCAGTTTTTTCAATTGGTGCTTGTGTTGGTGCTAGTTTTGGTGCAGGTTTAGTAAAGACTCCTTCATCTTTAATTTTTTCTTCTGCAGATTTGTCTTCTTTAGTTTCGTCAACTGCTTCTTCTTTTTCGTCTTTCTTTTCGTCAGACTTTTCAGTTTCCTTAACTTCTTCTTTTTTGTCGTCTTCTTTAGTTTCTTCTTTAGTTTCTTCTACAGGTGCTTCTTCCGCTAAACCTTCGTAGATATCTCTCGATTTTTCTACTACTATTTCGTGGAATAATGCTTCTGCTTTTTCATTTTCTTCGTTAATTAGTAATTCTAATAACGATTCAAATTTATTTGACATAATACACGTGCTCCTTCTATGCGATTCGTACTTAACTTATATAAGTGTTATTATTTAACATAAAGTTGTAAAAACGGTGGTATAATTGATATAAACGGTGCTTCTTGACTATGTTTTAATTTGTAACTCAAATTTTGATAATAGTTGTTCTGTAGTCATATGATTTATATTGCCATTCCATTCTAAGTCTTTAGGTAGGAACCAACCTTTGGGTATTACTCTATAAAATTTAATATCTTTAAAGTCTTGTAGGCAACGTTTGGTTTGATTCATCCAGTTGCCATAAAATGTTGCCTCGTCTGTACTTTTTTTATAGTTTCTTGTATCTTTGAATATATTATTAAATCTATGTCTGTTGGAACTTTTGGCATCGTGGTACCCAGTATAATCAAACCCAAGCATATAAATCTCTTTAAATTCCCGATCACAAGCTAATCTTAGTGCTGTTGGTCCAGAACTCCATCCTAAACTTGGTTGAAACCATTTTACATTATCTAATATTTTTTGATGTTTGGTATATTGTGCATTGAAGTTTGACCATACCTGATGTTTAGTTATATAATCTGATTCTGCAATTTCTATAACCATTTTGGGATCAACAGCAACTAAAAAATCGGGGGTCTCAATTCTATAAACACCATTGCAGGCAAAAACTGTACCGTGTTTTTTTAAATCTTCTATTTGGATTCCTGTTCGGGATTCTCCATTACCTAATACAAATGCTACATCGCCCATAATTTATATTAATTATTTGTTTTACGAAAGGATAAAGTGAAATTAGATTGCTAATTCGTCTGCTTGTGGTGGAGCATACATTTTTTGAACAAATTCTGCTTCTACTTTTTGTTGACCATCGTGATCTTCAGATGCTAATCTCATTAAATTAATATCACCGAGTGTAAGACGTGTTTTTCTAGTGTCATCTTTATCTAATATTGATATATCTTTTTCAGGATCATAGGTTTTATCCTGTTCGAAACCGTCTTGGGTGTGTGTAAAAAATTCTTTTAGCTTCATTATTCGTATTTAACCTTATGCAGGTGTTCCACCTCCTGTACCACCAGGGATTGTACCCCCACCACCCGGTGTTTGACCTGGTGTACGTGTACCAGCTGGTGTTTGACCGGGTTGTCCCGGCTCTGGTGTTTCTGGTTCTGCCGTTGGGTCTTCAAATTGATCTAAATCAGATGTAATATCTGCTTTTGATACACCCCCGGATCTAAGTTGAGTATTTTTGCTTTGTTTTCTTTGTGGAATATTGTTTTCTTCTGCCCACATGTCAGCATTTTTTGCCATTTCTTCTTCACTTAATCCTAGATATCTGCTTAACGCAAATCTTTTAGACATATAAGGTAGTTCTGCTACCTGTGTAAATGTTTGTACACGTGATTGGTCCATTTCAGTCTGTCTGTATGCCGCAAAGTTTTGTGGTGGATTTAGTTTAAGTTCAAACATACTAAAGTCTATGTTGTAACCTTTGCTTTTAATCCATATTTTAAACTCTTCATCAAATGTTGGATTTAACATACTTTGTAATCTTGAACAATATTTGTTAAATCTTAATTCTTGGATGTACGCAGTACCTACTCTACCGTCATTGTATTGTTGTTGGGAGTCATCTGGTCCAGTTGGTAAGTAAGAACTTGGAATTCTTAAACCTCTAAACAGTTTGTTTGTAAAGAATTTAAGGTCATCTATCTCACCTAAGTTAGTTCCACCGGGTAGTGTATCAACTTTTGATCCTCTTCCTTCTGCTGTTTGCGGAAAGAAATAATCTTCATTAATGCTCATTGGATTATATGTTGCATCAATATAGTTTACACCCCCAGTGGTGCTTGGAATTCTTCTTTGATTAATTTCGTTTTTAACTCTCTCAACGAATTGCATAGCCAAGTGTGTTGGCATATTACCTACGTCAATATAAAATACTCTTCTTTCAGGTGCTCTTTGAACCCTGTAAATGATAATTGCATCTTCTAATAATTCTTTTTGTTTGTAAACTTTGAAAATTTGTTCTAATACTGATTGTCCGAAAGGAAATAAGTTGTCTAATCCGTCTGACATTGACATATGAACAACGTGTTCTGCATTAATGTTATATGCATTCATTGTTCTGTAAAATCTTCCACCACTAGCTCCGGCAAAACCCGACATATCAGAACCTCTGCCAGCCCCTGCATAACTTTGACCGTATGCCGCAGTACCGCCTCCAGTAGTTCCGCCTCCACCGTATGTTTGATTTGGTGTTATTTGTGTTGCAGATAGTCTTTCTAGGTTTGGATTAATATCTCTAATAACATATTGTTCAGGTTTTTTACCTTCAGATTCGTTAACAACTATTCTGTCAACCTTTGCATTGTCAATATACAACCATTTCATTGTTTCTGGATCTCTTACAAAGAAACAGTCACCGTATTTTAATGCATTTCTAAAAATTCTAAAAATTCTTTTAGTAAGTTTGTTTGCTTTTGTCCATTGTTGAAGTGCTTTCTTTAAAAGTTTTACCTCGTGTTCGGTTGTTTCGTCTTTGAACACTATATC